GCGATGTTGATAAAGAATTTAAAAAATTTGGTATAACTTTAACTGGTGAGCAAGCTAATAAAGCTAAAACTTTCTTGAGAAGTGCTTTTAATAGAGGTCAGGATGTATTTAAATTTTTACCTAATAAATTTATAAGAAAAGGTGGAGGAACAGTAGCAGCTGCTATCGATTATGGTTTGTTTCACCATATATTTGGAGTGCCTAACACTGAAGCTCTTATATCTGCTGGAGGATGGTTAAAAGGTTTAGATAAAAGTCCTCTTCAAAAAACAATTCAATCAACCTCTGCAATAGCTGGAATGCAGGAACAAGCTCCAGAAACTTTTAGAGAATTAATAGGTTTCCCTGGACCTATAAAAGAAGATGATTTTGAGATGACAGAAAAATTAAAAGAAGCTGATAAATTTATGAATTTAGAAAAACCAACATTCGGGAAATACAATGATCAAATCAAAAACATCAAGCTACCCTAAGAAATGGCTCCTGCCGCCTGAATCCGGACCCACGCCTCAGGGCTTGAATTTAAACTATAATACTGTTAAAACAGTCAACTTGGAGAAAACAAATGGCAGACAAAATGGACAAGGCTTTACCAAACGAGCCAAGAAAACAACTTAACGTTCCGGGACAAGAGGAGATACAAGAAACTGTAGATCAAGAAATTTCAGTTGAAGAATCTCAAAAAGGTCCTGTTGAAATACAAGAAGAAGATGATGGATCAGTTACAGTTGACTTTGATCCTAATGCTGCATCACCAGAAGGTGGTGACGAACACTACGCAAACTTAGCAGAATTTTTAGAGGACCAAGTCCTAGACGAATTAGGAAGTGACCTCACTCAAAAATATATGGACTACAACATGTCCAGAAAAGATTGGGAAAAAACTTATACACAAGGTTTAGATCTTTTAGGTTTCAAATACGATATGAGAACCGAACCATTTCAAGGAGCTTCAGGTGCAACCCATCCAGTTTTAGCAGAGGCTGTTACACAGTTTCAAGCTTTAGCTTACAAAGAATTATTACCAGCTTCTGGTCCTGTACGAACACAAATCGTTGGTGCTCCAACTCCAGAAAAGCAACAGCAGTCAGAACGTGTAAAAGATTATATGAATTATGAGCTCATGGAAAAAATGCATGACTATGAGCCCGACTTCGATTCAATGTTATTTTACTTGCCACTAGCAGGTTCAACATTCAAGAAAGTTTATTACGATGAACTTTCTGGCAAAGCAGTTTCGAAGTTCGTTCCGGCGGATGATTTGATTGTCCCCTACTCAGCTACCTCATTAGATGATGCGGAGGCAGTCATACACCGGATTAAAATTTCTAAAAACGAATTAAGAAAACAACAAGTTGCAGGTTTCTATTTAGATATAGAACTTGGCACACCTGGTTATCAAGAAAACGAAGTTGAGAAAAAAGAACGAGATCTAGAAGGTCAAAGAAAATCAAAAGACGATGACATCTATACTATTTTAGAATGCCACGTTAATTTAGATCTAGAAGGTTTTGAAGATCAAGATAAAGAAACAGGTGAGCCATCTGGAATAAAAATTCCGTACATTGTAACTGTTGAAGAAGCTACAAGAAAAGTTTTATCTATCAGAAGAAATTATGAAATTGGAGATCCGAACAAAGCTAAGATTCCATACTTTACCCATTTTAAATTTTTACCGGGTTTAGGATTCTATGGCTTCGGTCTTATCCATATGATTGGTGGTCTGTCTAGAACTGCAACTGCAGCTCTTCGTCAATTATTGGACGCGGGTACGCTCTCCAACCTACCCGCAGGATTTAAAATGCGTGGCATCAGAATTAGAGATGATGCTCAATCTATACAACCTGGTGAGTTCAGAGATGTAGATGCTCCTGGTGGTAACTTAAAAGATTCGTTTATGATGTTGCCATTTAAAGAACCATCACAAACTTTATTACAATTAATGGGTGTCGTAGTTTCAGCTGGTCAAAGATTTGCATCGATTGCAGATATGCAAGTCGGTGATGGTAATCAACAAGCAGCTGTTGGTACAACTGTTGCTCTTCTGGAAAGAGGATCAAGAGTTATGTCAGCTATACACAAAAGAATTTATGCTGCGCTTAAACAAGAGTTTAAATTACTAGCGCGTGTTTTCAAATTATATCTACCACCGGAATATCCGTATGACATAGTTGGGGGTCAAAGAACAGTCAAGCAACAAGACTTTGATGATCGTGTAGATATACTGCCAGTTGCCGACCCTAACATCTTTTCACAAACTCAGCGTATTTCCCTCGCGCAAACAGAGTTGCAACTGGCAACGTCCAATCCACAAATGCACAATTTGTACGAAGCGTATAGAAATATGTACGATGCGTTAGGTGTAAAAAATGTTGATTTGTTATTAAAGAAACCAGAGCAACCTGTGCCACTAGATCCAAGTTTAGAAAATATTATGGCATTAGGTGGAAAACCTTTTCAAGCTTTCCCTGGACAAGATCACAGAGCACACATTACTTCACATTTAAATTTCATGGCAACTAACATTGCTAGAAATAATCCAATGGTAATGGCTGCAATGGAAAAAAATATTTTTGAACACATAAGTTTAATGTCACAAGAACAGATTGAACTAGAATTCAGAGAGGAGTTGCCACAATTACAGATGTTAATGCAAAACCCTCAAACACAAATGCAAGGACAACAGTTGCAACAAAAGATTGAAGCTAGAAAAGCAGTGTTGATTGCTGAAATGATGGGTGAATTCTTAAAAGAAGAGAAAGCCGTCACTTCACAATTTGATAATGACCCGATTGCTAAGTTAAGAGCAAGAGAATTAGACCTTAGAGCTATGGATAACGAGCGTAAAAAACGAGAAGGACAAGAAAAAATCAATCTCGATCGTATGAAAGCGATGATGAACCAGAGAGAACATGATGAAAAATTGGATCAAAACGCAAAACTAGCACAACTAAGAGCTGATACATCAATTGAAAAAACAATATTAGGTAAATCTATTCCAAATGTAGATAAAATGATGCCGAGTGTTGAAATAGAAAAATACGAAGGAGAAAATAGATGATGAAAAAGAAAAAAATGGTAAAGAAAAAGAAAAAATCTTTCCCTGACGTGTCAGGTGACGGAAAAATAACTAAAAAAGACATTTTGATGGCTAGAGGAGTCATTAAAAAACCAGGGGGAAAAAGAAATGGCAAAAAAAGATAAAAAATTTATTCAAAAGGCTATTAAAAAACCTGGTTCACTAAGAAAATCTTTAAATGTTAAGAAAGGCGAAAAAATTCCAGCTTCAAAACTAAAAGCGGCATCGAAGAAACCTGGAAAGCTTGGACAAAGAGCTCGTTTTGCTATAACATTGGGTAAATTAAGAAAAAAATAGGAGGATAAATGGCTGAAAAAGTTAATGTAGATAAAGCATTGGACATCAATAAAGATGGCTTCCAAAATGGAGGTATTGATATTGAAACTCCAGGTCAAAACTTGGAAAGAGATCCTAGAACTAAAACTCTAGCTAACGGTATGCAATCAAATGTAATACCAACTGGTGATGTAGTTGAAGTTAAAGGAACTAAAAGAATGCTTAAGTCTAAAAGTAAAAAAGCTACCTGGTATTAGTATGTGGTTATCTGCTATTAAATTAGCTGTTTCTGCTGGAAGCAAAATTTATGCTAACAAGCAGAAGGCGAAAGTTGCAATGTCAGACGCACAACTGTTACATGCAGAGCGTCAAGCTCGAGGTGAGGAAGCTTACCAGGGCAAGTTGCTAGAAGCTAGACAAAATGACTACAAGGACGAATTCGTTTTATTAATTCTCTCGGCGCCCATCATTGTGCTCGCTTGGGGAGTTTTTTCGGATGACGCAGAAGCGCTCGACAAAGTTAAAGTGTTCTTCGAGCATTTTGCGGCGCTCCCGACCTGGTTCAGTTCACTCTGGATCCTCGTCGTCGGAAGCATTTTTGGTATAAAAGGAACACAAATATTTCGGAACGGAGGTAAGAAATAATGAGACAAAATGGAGTAAGACCTGCACGATTCAGATTTAAAGTCGGAGGACGTGCAATGAAAATGGGTGGCGGAAAAACTATTTCTGGCACTGCAAGAAAAGATGAAGCTTCTGGCTTTTATTCACCAGACATGGGAATGAGAGGCGGAAAAATGTTTAAAAAAGGAGGAGCCGTGAAAAAAGTTGGTAAGAAAAAACAAGGCTACAAAGATAGAAAAGATGAATCTATCGCAATGAGAATCAAAAAGAAAAGAACTCCTGCACAGTTAAAAGCTAGCAGAGATGAATCTTATGGAAAATTTGGTTCTAAAATGAAGAAAAAAGGTAAGATCAATAGATAATGAACAAACGAAACATTAAAAAACTTATTGAGTCAATGCAAGGCAAGAAGAAAAAGAAAACTTCTAAAAAAATGTCTGCAGTTAAAGAAGCTCTGATCGGTAGAAAACATTTTTCTAAAGGTACAGATAGTAACTCGATGATAAGACAAGCTCAAAAGAATTATAACGGAAGTTATATTTCTGGAGACTTAGGGGGTGTTGAGGTTGGAAATAAATCTTACAAAAAATATTATAAGGGGTTGATCTAATGGCAAAACTATGTCCTAGAGGTAAAGCCGCAGCGAAGCGAAAATTTAAAGTGTATCCAAGCGCATACGCTAATATGTACGCTTCTGCAGTTTGTTCAGGTAAAGTTACACCAGGTGGTAAAAAGAAAAACAGAAAAAAAGCTGCTATGGGTGGACCCATAGTTGAAGACATGACAAAGATGATTTATGGCTGAGAAAGGTTTACGTTCATGGGTAAAAGAAAATTGGGTCGATATTGCGAACAAGCGAAAAGATGGCTCATACCCGAAGTGTGGAAGAAGTGGTGGAGAAAAAAGAAAAAATTATCCAAAATGCGTGCCTATT